TCATCAGCATCATCAAGCGGCTTCTTGATATACACACCGCCTTTAGGGCCTCTGAAATAAGGGAACGGATACTCAGGTATCTCTATATCTACCTCACCTAGATCAGGACTGACTGCCGTGATAATGTTCTCAGTAGGTGTGGCTTCCAGTATGTCCTTGCCTAGCATCAAAGGAGTTTTTATCTTACCCCTGTGTACACATGTCTCACACAGCCCTGCAGGTCCGGTGGTGTTAAAGGTGTCGCATAAGAACGGACCACTAATCCTAGATGCCTCATACTCTGTCTCTGCTGGGTCGTAGGTATCGTACTGGTTGGATATGTTATGTATGGCTGTTTCTTTGTCAGAGCAGTATTGAGCTATTGATAGTCCTGCTCTCCATAAAGGTTCGTTGTCTTCTTCATTAGGGAAATTGTATATATGTGCTAGATGAGCACATCCCTTACCTGCTAAGCTCTTCTTCATAATCCGAGAGAACTTATAAATTGTATTCCCTAGCAGTGCTCTAGTTGTGTCATTTAATCCAGAACCTGTATTGCCCCCTGATAGTTCCAGCATAGTGACAGGGGTTAACTCGCCTGTATTTAGTAACGCTTTAAACAACTCTATAGGTTTGGAAGGGCTTAGCTTTAATACAGTTACATCTGCTTCCAGACCGCCTTTAAAGTTAGTAGTATCAGGAAGTCTTAATATCCTTACTGCATCAGTAGTTAGCCCTTTGTCTTTTACTTTGAATCCCTCAGACATAATGCGTTGTACAAGAGCTACTGCTAAGGGCTTCCAAGTGTTGTAATCAACTGCTTCTGTGAATGACCAATAGCAATGTATACCGTACCCTGAGCTCACTATCGTAGGTGTAGGTAGTTGTAACGCACCTGAGAAGTTCTTTAGTGCAACCAACCCATCATGCTGAGTAGGAAACTCTGTTCCTTTACCGATATCTAAATCCAGCCATAGGGACTTATACCCTTTGGAGTTCTTAGCAAACCTACCCGATTTGTCGTTATATGTTGCGAGAGAAAAGTAAGCGTCTTTATTCTGTAATGGTTGTTGCTCTGCCCACTGGTCTACTTCTTCCAGCGTACTTAAAAATGTCTGTTGAGCTTTACCCTTTTGAATGCCTACTACACAGTAAACTCCCCCTTGAGGCAATACGGTATTTAAAAAATCTAGCCTATTCATGGCATCTACCTTTTTTACGGGAAAAAAAGGGGCGGATTGTACCGCCCCACAAGCGTAACTAGTTTTACCTAGTCAGCCCACTCCCCAAGAATCGACTCCATAGTGGTCGGTGTAGGGGTAGCAGATGCTTTCTTTTCTCGTACTATAGGCTCTGCAGTCTCAACTGCTTTAGGCTTAGGCGCTTCTTTCTTTACGAACTCTAACTCTTCAGGCTCTTCAGATCGTGCAGACTTAGCTGAAGCTGGTTGGAATGACATAGTAACTGCCATCTTAGCCTCTGGAGACATGCCGTGTTTAGTAACAGCTTCTAACTCGTCAATCTCTAAAGCACGAACTGCTCTAAATACCATCTTAGGTGTAGCTGAGTCTGTATCAAAGCGCATCTCAGTTACTACATCAGTAATATTAAGACCATTTGAACCTAACAACTTAGCATACTGCATAAGAGGCATCTTGTTGTTCTCACCCTTACCGAATAGAGAAGTAGCGGCTAGAGATAGTTCATACAGCTCACCATTGATAGCATCGTTCTCTAACAGTACAGCCAGTCTATGTGTGTAACGGCAAGCTCTACCTGACCCTTGCTTTGCAGACCCTGCAATGTTTTGTGGGCATGTTGCACAGTTTACAGATTGTGCAGACTCACTGCTCTTATCAGGTCGGTCTCCATCATTACTCCAGCAAGAAGGAGCAGTTACTACACCCTCTTGATAAGCCGCAGAATAAAACTGCCTAGATGTTTTTGGAGCTGCCGCCGCAATGATAATGTTCATTGCTCTATCTTCGTTCTTAGCAATCTCTTGACCGCCTACTACCATACGAAAGATATTACCTTTGATTGAGATACGTCTAGTGCTAGTACCACCCATAAGGGCTCTAGTAGTTTCACTCAACTCTACGTTTCTAAAATGTGCTGGTACTGCACCGCCGTTTTTAAAGATACTCATTTCATTGCTCATTGTACTTCCTCGTTTGGTTGTTTTTTGGTTATGGTATTTTTTAAGCGTAGGAACTCTGCCACATTAGTAGCACTGTATACTGGCCTTTGATTAGTAACAATAGTACTACGTACACCTTTATAGTAAGTGTCGAGTGCCCCTGCCTGTCTAAGCCTACGTAGTGTCCTGCTGGAGAGACCTAGTATCTTACTAACTTCTGCTCCCGTCAAGAAAACTTCTTCCTCATCCATTTACTTTCTCCTAACTGTGATGCTATAACGACTATCTACGTTCATACCGGGTGGCATGAGAGTAGGATTTTCTTCTAAAAAGTTTTTCATATTGGTTTGGTGTACTCTTTGTTCCATTAGGTCTAATGCATCATTATCTTTAATGAATTGTTTCATGCTCCCCCAGTCTGAAGTCCAGTACCTAGTTTTAACTGTTTTAAACACACTGCCTGCAGGTGTACGTAACCCCTCGGCACCCATTTCTTTGCACATCTCTAACAAGGCTTGCGTAATAATATCTTGCTGTGCCTTGATAGCACCTTCTTTCTCATCAAACTCTCTTTGGAGTTTTACTAGTGCGTCACGCATCTTTATATAGACCGTAACTAGTTGTTCTGCGTTCATCATTGTCTCCTATTCTATTGGTAGGGCTAACTCAGTGTTTGGTAAAGGTACAAGCATCTCAGGTGTTGGTGCTCCACTATCATGTAAAATAAAAGTAGTTGGTGCAGTCGATCCTACTATGGCTGTCATGCCACCTACGTCCATAACCTGCGTGACCCCATTACCGCCCATATCTAATATGTTGTACCCGTTAGCTGTAGGTACGATGGCTTGCATAGGCTGTCCCGGCGTTAGTACAAGTGCCGCCGCTATAGATATTGTTGGTGCTAATAGCATTAAAAATAATATGTTCTTCATAGCTTTCTCCTAATGTAAAGTTTTGGGTGTGTCTAAATAAGCACGTATCTCTTTAGCAAGTACGCCTCGTTCATTTCTTTCACAGCTTCTAATTAAATTCTCCAGAGCTTGTACAGTTGCAGTCTTATAAAAGGTATCTAAGACATTCATAAAGTAGTCAGCGTTTGGCTCATCGACTGGTACACTAAATCCTATACCTAGATCACTCTCCTGAATCTTTACAAGTACGTATAACCCCTCATCATCTTCATCACCATCTTCTTCTATTTCTAGTATTTCTAAGTCTTCGTTCATTCTATTGCTCCTCGTTGTATGGGATTAAATTTATGGTGCTCTTGTTTTGCTTTTTTGTATGCCTCACTTGCCTCTTCTGATGTATCAAACCTCCCTACTAAATATCGTGTTCCTAATAACATTATTCTAGCCATCCATTTTTTATCTCTTTTATGCCAAGTAACTCCTGTGTATCCTGAAGTATTGTTTTTAAGCGGTGTCATATTTTGTTTTTGTTCATGCCGAGTAGCTAACCTTAAATTCTCTAAACAATTATCATCTCTAATACCGTTTTTATGGTCAACTGTAAGACCTTCTGGGATAGAACCATACATATAAATCCAAACAAGCCTATGGGCTGAATAGTAAGTTTTATTATATGTTATAGTTATGTAACCGTTTGGGGTTTTATACCCTGCTATTGTATTAGCTTTAATTCTATTGTTACACCTAGCTTTACGCCAAGTAAACTTCCCCGTATCAGGGGCATAGTCTAATAACTCCCTCAATAACTCTTGCTCTATTGTTTTTACTATATACGCCATTTATGCAATAACCTCTTTAAATAAGTCCAAAAGTTTGGTTTGAGATAGTGCCTTATCTTCTAACACACTTAATACTCTCTTTTCCACTGGGGACCCTATTAGATGGACTACTGTGCATTTGTTTACCTGTCCCGCCCGATGTATACGTGCATTTGCTTGTTTGTATGTCTCCAAACTTAAGGTAATACCGAACCAAATAATTGTGTTAGCCGCATGTAAAGTAACACCATGCGCCGCCGCCTGTGGTTGAATAACTAGTATGCGTGGGTCTTTGCTAGTCTGGAACTGATTGAATATATCCGCCCTCTTACCAACACTTACCCCACCATGTATTATGTCTACGGTATGCCCTGCATCTGTCAGAACTTTCTGCACCATCTCGATAGTATGTCTAAACATAACAAACACGATCACCTTGTGCGCTGTCTCATCAATAATACTTAGTAGCTCAGTAGATCGGTTCTTAACATCAAACTCAATAACCCCACCTGTATCTGAGTACACAGCACCTGCTGATAGTTGGAGCAATTTGTTCAAAGCTACTGCCGCATTAGCCGCAGATATCTCCTCACCTCCTGCCATCATAAGCATCTCTTTCTTGAGCAACTTGTAGTACTTCTCTTGCTGTGCTGTTAACGGTACATCTCTGGTCTGATACACAAGTTCTGGTAAGTCTAAGCACTCTTCCTTTGTGTACCGTATGGCAGGTTGTAAGATGCTATGTACTATCTCCTCTGCCTCTGGACGGTTCCTAAACACAAACATAGACTGCCGTATCTGTACTAAGTCCCTAAATGCATTGAACGCTCTAGGCACACTCTTGGGGTTCATTATCTTAGCTAGTCCATAGGCATCTACCGGAGACTGCGCCGCAGGTGTACCTGTCAGTAACCATAACCACGTATCGTCCTTGATTAGTTTGTTCAGTACTTTCCAACGCTTAGTAGCTACGTTCTTAAGATGTGTTGCCTCATCCACTACGATCAGATCAAAGCCCCCTGCATCTATCTCATCTTGAACAATCTCTACACCATCGTAATTGATAATGATTATCTCAGCACTACCCTTAATAATCGCAGCTCTCTTATCACGACTGCCATGTGCTATCTCTACTGATCGGTGCATGACTGTTCTGAATAAGTCCCTACGCCAAGCGGCATCCATAATGGATAGAGGGCAGATTACTAGCATACGTCTTATCACACCTAGCTTCATTAGGTAGTCTGCCGCCCAGATAACAGAGTTGGTCTTGCCTGTGCCCATTTCAGATAGACAGAACGCCTTCTTATTTAGGGTCAAGAACTCTGCTGTTACCCGCTGGTGGTCAAAAGGTTTATACATGCCTGTCCACTTATACTGAGTACGGATAGGTGATGGCACATTAGGGAGTTTCATGTTGTTTAGTATATGAGCTTCACCTAAGCCAAAATTAACCCACACTTCTCCTTCAGCTACCAACCTACTTCTATCAATCACTGACGTAATTGCGTCAGGGTCATCAGTTTTTATGGACAGGAGTTTGTCCTGTTTAACTTCTATTATCATTATTTATCCTCTACAGTCCCTTATGGGGACGAGTCAGTAAATCAAATTATTCGTCTAGTATACTTAGTAATGGGTCTCTTGTCAATGGGGTCTCATGCATCCACTTGCGTAACTGATTCTTACAGTTTTTCCTTTCTTGAGACTTAACCCTTATTGCCATCTTACAAAGTGCATCTATATGACGGTCTATTAAACTCTCTGGCAGTCCTGCATCAACTGCCATAGTCTGCACGGATTTTACCGCTACCTCTATCTTCATTTCTTTTTACCTAGAGGCTCATTCTTTTTTACTGTGTGGTCTGCATTACGTGAGAAGGATCGGTTTTGTGAAGGGGTTCTTAGTCTTAAGTTAGCCGCTCCATTACCTGCTTTAGTACCTTTGATATGGTCTATGTCCTTACCCGTTCTGTTTACACCCGCTTTGTCTGCCGCTCTCCTAGCACGTTGCCTTTCCATCCTAGCCTCATGTGCACCGGGACGACTCTTCTCCAGCTCTATCTCACGAGCTACGTTTCTATCTGCTTTGTTTTTGTATGGCATTTTGTGTGTCCCTTTGTTTTACTGCTTCGTTATGTATTATCTGTTCAATTTTCAAATCAAGTTCCATCCGCTTGTAATCCACCGAGTCAGTACGAACGTCATAATATCTATGCGTTGCGTTACTTGTTCTACTTATCCCCATTGTATCTCCCGTTATGTATACACCTTGTAGCTTGACACCACTGACGGCACAAGCCATTAGGCTTAGTATTAAAGATACCTGTTTCGTAAGCTACCTCACGCTGAGTGAGGACTTCTTTTAGCTTGTCAAATATCTCAAATCGTTTATCATACGTGTACTCAGCTTTTATTATCTCTTGCGACACTACAAACAGTAGCATTCCTTTAATAACTTTAAGAGCTGGGTATTTCAAGAACACCGCCGCAGCTAGTAACGCAAGCTGCTTAGGGTCTGCATACTTGGCAGACTTACCTGTCTTATAGTCCACAATATACGCCTTACCTGCCGCCTCGTCTACAATAACTAAATCCGCAATTCCCCGCCAGTATCTATCTTCTGCCTCAAACTCGCACAGTGCGTACTCTCCATCTTCTAACTTAATGCCCAGTTCAAGCTCACAAAACTTATCGCCATTGATATTATTTAATGTATCAAGGTAGCTCTTAATATAGTTGTACTTCTCAGGCAACGGGGTGCCTAATCCTATATAGTGTTCTGCCGCCGAATGGACATCCTTACCGTACAGTGTGGCATCTGTATCAGTAAAAGGGACGTACTTTAAAACCTTATGCGCCTCATACTGTTTAGGGCATGTAATAAATTGACTCAGTGAACTGTATGAAAAACTAGGTACTTTCATTATTCTTCTGGTGTTTTATAAGGTGCTAACAAAAGCTTTCTACTTGGGTGTCTTAATTTTCGTAAAGTTTTATTTTCTATTTGGTACGCTCTACTTCTACTAGAAAAACCGTGTTTCTCCCCAGCAACTTGCAATGTAACACCCTTGTACAGTAACCCTGACCTATCTAAAAAAATAGCTAATTCTGTAGGGGTTAGCATGGTTGTTAGTATGTCTACTAATGCCTGTCCGTCCTTTTCAGGCATATCTTTTCTATATTCATAGTATTTATCTTTCATTGTATTACCTCTGGTGTTTAATTATGTTATCGCCCCAAAGTTCTGACTCTTTATAACACTCAGTGCATATCTTTAAGTTAAGCGAATAGTATTGTCGGAACCTTGAACACTTGTGCGGGGGACAGAACCACCTCTTAAATAATTCTCTCATCCCTCTGACACCTCTAAGCTTTTAATCCTACGGTTTAGGTAGTATTGCGCTTTCTTTAAATCTTCTAGCTTACTTATCTTATACCCAGCACGAGACACATACTTAATCACATTAGCTAGGCAAAAATCTTTGTCAAGACCCTTAGCTTCTA